ACGTCATTTAAGCGATTTTAATACCCAGCTATACCTCTAGAAATCATAATGACGTCTAAAACACCATATTTGATTTTTAATTAGCTGAAATCATTACACAAAGTCAATATTTGCCTAAATAATAAGCACGTCGTCTTTCTGCACGTTTTGCAGTCAGCTGGAATTGCTCAAAATCGTAAAGAAGCGACTGCGAATATCCAGGGATTTCTTGATTTCGTCTTCGTAACTGGTCAACTGTGGTACGGATGATTCGTGATGCCTTTTCTTTGTTTGACATGAACGCCATTTCGTTATCACCTCTTTTATTTCATTACATGTATTATAAATTGTAAATACAAATAAATCAACATTCATTACATTATCATGGCTACATCACCATTTTTCAATCATCTCGAACATTCTGGCGAAAAGGCATTCTATGACGATATCGTTGTCGAGTCCATTCAGATTACGGGATTCGACGTGTCATATATTCGCCGAAAAGATTTCGAGGTTGACCCCGTGTTGTACGAACCAAGCGAATCGGTATTCGAGCATTCGTTCCGTATCGAAGCCAATATTCCAGAAGGCTTAATGGGCTGGGATGGAGAAGGCACGATACTCAATCAGTTTGGTATTACAACATTGAACACTGGCTCCATCTATGTCAGCAAAACAAGATGGGAACAGATTATGGAAGACCGACAGAAAGAAGGCAAGGAAACCTGGGACAGACCATACGAAGGCGACCTCATTTATTTCGGCTATGGTCATAAGGCGAAGTTCAACAATACCATCTTCATTATTAACCAGGTTGACTTCACAGACCATTCGTGGATGCTGGGTCGCAATTTCTGCTATAGACTTCGTTGTTCACTTTATGCTCCGAGCAGCGAAGACAAGTTCATTGCCGAAACTCCCGACCTCGAAATTTCTCGTCAGATTGAAGATACACTCGATGCAAACGAAGTGGTTCGTCAGAACGAGAACATCACTCAGGTAACAGATATTATCAAAGAGTTCAGCGAAACTCATCCATTTGGAGGTTTCTAACAGATGAAAGAACCATTCTATCATTCCACTATAAAAAGACTCGTTGCATTGTTTGGTTCAATGTTCGACGAAGTATATTATATCGATGGCTTCGGGAACAAACAGAAGGTTCCGTTGTTTTACGGACCAAGAGAAAAATGGCTTGTTGACAGACTAGAAGCATCAGACCTTTATCGTATCAATGCTGAACAGGTATGGCCGCGAATGGGTTTCGAGATGACAGGCATGAACTTCGCACCTGAGCGAAACCTGAACACAATGCACAAGATACGAGCATATGACACAGGCAAATGGCAATATAATCGTGTGCCGTATGATTTCTCGTTTAACCTGTTCATTGCAGCAAAACAGCTTGAACCAAGTCTGAAGATTATCGAGCAGGTCGTGCCAATCTTCGCACCGGCAATGAACCTCACTGTAAATGAAGTCGATGGTTTCGGAACAGAAACCGACATCAGTGTTGTTCTGGATAGTGTTGGATATGATATCGAATATCAGGGCTCGTTGGCAGACCCGAGAACCATCGTATGGACTCTTGGCTTCACGATGAAAGCTTACTTGTATCAGCGAAATAATCTGCAAACTCAGATTAAAGAGACCATAACCAAGATGTCAACATCGGATATGGATTCCGTGTTCACTAAGCTGACAAGCGAAGTGGTTCCGCGAGAAGCAAACAAATGGGAACCACACGAGATTATTGATAAGGTCGAAGAAGTCAATCAGTAATTTCTGGAAAACGAGGAACGTTCAGGGCATACAGTTTAATCTGAGCTCGCCAGTTTGAATTGAAGCCGTACCAGTCGCAGAACAAATCAACAGCTTCGAAAACGTGTTTTTGCAATAGTGGCATAATGCCCTCGTATTGTTCTGGGAACGGGTATTTTTCTGAGCGATTTGAAATCTTCAGAAACTCGGGTCGATGAGTAAACTCTTGTTCTAGATACAGATTGGTGGCTGGCGTGTTCAAGGCAGATTTCTTGATGTTGATGCATTCATCGTTTCGCAAATAAGTTGACTGTTTGTATTCCTGAATCGCAGCATCAACGGCGTGTTCAAGATAGCCAACACATCTGTCGTAATATGGTGATTCAAAAGCTTCGAACAGTTCTCGAAGGTTCAGAGGATAAAATGCTACTTCGTAATCGGTCATTATTCATTCCTTTCTTTAAAGTTTATGGTATTATACTATGGCACTAGATGTAAATCAAATTATTGCCGAAGCAACAGCAATAGAAATTCAGAAGGCCCAGGCTTTCGACAATCTATACACCAACAACACACCGCCTTTGCTGTTCACTGCACACTCGAAGGCTCAGTTCATGGACAGAGGATACACAAAGCAAGATTTACAAACCATGATTAAGATGGCATCAGATAAGTCGAAAACATTTCATCTACGACAAGGTCATATGCTATATCACAAAACTAAAGGTATTAGCTTCATTGTAATTCCGTATCCAAATTATAAGTTAGTTAGAACTGTAGTCCCGAAATTCAAGAATCATCACAAAGATGACGACATCTATTACGAGTATCAATAATGGACAAAATCGCTAATGCACTTGGTGCTGCTGAGGAAACTCCGGTCAATCTGCCTTCTGTGGTTGAACACTCAGACAAAGACGACTTCGAAGACCGTGTTCGAGAGTTCAGAAAGAATGCTGCAAACAATGCAACATTGGACTTTCAGGATTCTCGTATAAACATTCGTACCATTATTGAAACCGGCATGGAGATGCTGCCCGATGTTGTTCAGGCCGTGTCCGAGACTCAGAGCGACAAGGCAATCAATGCTGCTTCGTTATTCCTCAAAACACTTGGCGACCTGAATAAAACTCTTGTTGAGATGAATACCGATGTTCTGGACAAGGCAGGAATGAAAGGAAATGACAAGCCGATTGTTGAACAGCAACACAACACCACAAACAATATTCTTGTGGTTGAAGATACCGCAAACATATTCGATGCTGCACGGAAAAAACTCGGAGACCGCGTTCTCAACACTTGACGTGAATAATATCACTCTTTATAATACGAAACATGAACAAGGGATGTTGCATCACTTGCCTATGGTGTGCTAAAACGACATTCTGTGTTATAGAACAGTCATACTTGGTTCGGCAAATTTTTCTTTTAACCAGTCTATTGAGACGATGTGATTAGTGGGAACCAAGACTGTATAATAGCACTCGAGCGTTGGGGAGCGCAAAAGATTGTCGGAAGTCGGTATCAAGGGGTTGATAACATAGGTCTATGTTGCAACACCCTTGTTCATTTGTGAGTTTAAATAATAAAGCAAATATCATTCTACTATAGGATTAACTCATGATTGACTTAAAACAATTGATTGATGAAGCTATCAAAGACGCTTCACAAAGCCAGCAAGTAAATGAAGATCGAGATACAACTGTAATCAACATTGCATCAAACCCTGATATTTTAAAGTTTGTTGGGCAATGTGAAGGTAGAAACACCAAAAAAGTTACTTTTGAAGGTCGTGGCGTTTCTTATACTGTTGAAGATGATTTTGAGTTTACTGTTAAGCCGCATTTCTTAAGCGGTCTTTATGCAACAGGGAAACAGCTGATTGCAAAAGTGAATGCCGTCAAAGATGGCGACAATAAAAAATGCACTCTTATGATGTATGCTGACAAAAGCTTCAACCTAAAAGTTGAAGTGAAATAAAACTCGTTGCATCGAGTGACAAATGGTCGAGAATGGTCTTCGGAACGTCTCGACCATTTCTCGCGTCAATTATTAGTGTAAAGTAACTACACTAACCGCGGGGATTTGATTGAAGTGACCATTAAGCTCGCTTTGTAATTCTATTCGTCTTTGAATGTGATATCTTATGAAGAAGTAATATTGAAGATTCATTATGAAGAGAAAGATAAACCACGAACGACGAAGTCACACGAAGTGGCTTAATGGTCCATCGTCTTCGGATTGCAACTTGTCTGCGACATCATATAATCATCAAATAACAAGAAAACGAAACCATACTTCATAAGCTGAACAACCAAAGAGATGAAACACGAAGTGGTCATCTCTTATGAGAAGCCTCGCATTCAGACTTCGTCTTCATACGAGCTTCGAATCAGATTCAAAATGGTCTTCAGAACACGAAACCATATCTTCATCTTATACTATAAAAGAAAGAGTAAGCTGAATGACCAATTGAAGAGTTGAATGAAATGAAACTCTTCAATAATGAAGCTCCGAGTGAAACGAGGACTTCATGTATTCTGTTCTTCAAGCCTTACTTCAGTTTTTGATGTTCATCTTCATTGATTAGAAGCTTTACTTCAGAACACGAAGTTCATCTTCATTTCTTTTTGAAACTCAAATGAAGGTCTACATTCACTTCGTTCATTTCGACACTTCATTCAGAATGCCTGCTTCGCATTCATTCTTGAGATTCAGTTTACTCTCACTGCATTCACTCCGTTCATTTCGTGTATGAATCCTAAGCTCCGACTTCGTCTTCGCTTAGGTTCATATGCGTCAATCATTTGTCGAAGTAGTTTTATTCTTCAACGATAATATAGAAACCATACATTCAGAAGCTGAATCCAAGGTTGAGTATCGGAGACGAAGTCGGAGATTACTCAACCTCGTGAAGCTCCGAAACTACGAAGTAGTTGAGGAATTCACATACTTCATTCTTTGAAGATTCATTTTAGTAAGACTTCATGTTTTGAAGTTCATCTTCGTTTCTTGAAGTTTTCTTTTATAGTATTACTTCATATCTTTGAAGAAGAACTTCGTGTACTAATTGTCATTCACTTCGTTCATGACTATGAAGCTTGCTTCGTATTCACTCAGCAAGTTCATATAATATGATGATTACTTCTTTGCTTTATTGTCTTTCAAAGATGTTATGAAGAATGATTTTCAAAAATGAACGCCGAAGGGCGAGAGAATGATGAAGAGATGAAATGTGTTTGAATGACTGTTCTTCAACGTCTGTATCGTCCAGTCATACGAACCCTAGCAGCTGGGACAAGTTAAAAATGAGATTAAGGTCCCAGCTGCTAGGGTTCACAATACCATATGGTGAATAATGGGAGAGCCAGGAAACGCGTGTTGGCTCCAACGATTGTGCTCCCTAGGTTATCGACGAGGCATAGGCAGTTTACACCGTTAGCTTTTCAGGTTTTAAGGATACAACATCAGTCTTTGAGAACTGACTCTAGCCGTAACTTCTACCGTGCTTTCTCCGTCTCACGTCTGTTCGCAAACGGCTCATCATCCTCGGTTAAGAGGGCAGATGGATTCATGCACTTGATACACACGATAGTCTCACACCGACTAGCCCCCATTTCTGACTACTGCCACCTTAAGTCGGTCTAACGTTCAGCTAATGGGTCCCACGAGCGATAACACATTTCGCAGGCTTCTAGAAATGACCAATTGGTCACCGCGGGATGATGGACTTAACAAGAATGCCAAATGCCTCATGTTGTACAAACCGCCATTTGGCTCGTTTGTCTCGAAGCATCTGTTCCCACCCGTCCCGACCTCGGCACCGTTTCCGGATACCACTGTCAGCCCTGTAGGTCTAAGGGATTCCTACTCTGCTTCAAACGACCTGGTCATTTCCTACCAGAGAATCGAGAGAAGTTTGGGGTTTGTTGATTCAATGCAATATGTTCTAAGTCTGTTAGCCATTGCGAAGATTCCAGTTTAGTAGTCTGTTCGGGCTCCCGTCGGAGAGCTTCGCATTCTTCAATAAAGGCACGGTCGCCATTACAAGCAACACTCTGTTTCCAGTCCCACCTTCATCTGCGTTATCTGACTCAAGGCACTTTAATTGTGAGCCGCCTGCGGTTATAGGTGTTTGGTTATCGAAATTGGAACACGATGAATACGCAACTCCAACTCGACTTTCTAGCTTTCCGATAAACAAGCTAGTCTATCCCTAGCGCAGGATTATTTTACATCGGTTTTGAACAATATTACAAAGAACAACCATAATCTCATCTACAAAACGACATTCAGAAACTGCCGACCTTTGCATAGCAGTGACATACCATTGGGTATCGTCTGTTCTTTCTGAAAGTCTTCGACATCGACTATGTTCACATTTATTACATCGCTATTTTAATTTGTTGCCCTGCAATAAAGCAAGTCTTTGCTTTGTTAGTTTCCGTTAAGAAAATAATCAAACATTGACATAATAAAATAACAATAACTATACTTAGTATCGCGTTATAGAAAACTACCTGAAAGGATTTATTGAGATGGCACAAAACAAAATCGACACCAAAATGAAAACTATCACTATTTTCGGACAGCCTGGTTGTTCAAAATGCGAAGCTGCCAAGGCTATTTGTGTAGCTAACAATCGACCCTACATTTATATTGACATTTCGGAAAATGACGACAATCGTGCATTGATGTTCGCCCATGCCGGTAATGTGCGTTCGCTGCCGCAGGTTCTCGTTAACGACAAGCATATTGGTGGCTTCGACGAACTCAAGATTGGTCTTGGCAATGGCACAGTATAATTCAGTATATTAACAGAATTCAATCCCGCCTTCTTGCGCGGGATTCATTTTCATACTATAATGCGAAGTATGGATACTATTACTCAACAAAAATATCTCATGCTGTTTTCCTCGCAGCTTGATCAATTCAAACAAGCAAGGCAAGGATTGTGGCGATGTCGTTGTCCGTATTGCGGAGACTCGCAACGGAAGGCAACCAAGACACGCGGCTATTTCTTCTGGCACGAAGACCACATTGTGTTCAAGTGTCATAACTGCGGCGTGTCAACATCTCTTTCTTCAATGCTTCGTGATTACAATTATACATTGTATTCTGAGATGAAGCTTGAAGGAATGCGACCACAGAAACGCAAAGAGAAAACAATCAAGACACATTCAAAAGCTAGTCTTGAAGAGAAATTCAGTAATGTATTGCTGCATTATAAGGCTGCAAGTGCAGATAATGTTGCTGGTCAATATCTTCTCAGTCGAAAAATCCCCGCTTCAATCATAGGCAGGTTCATTGATGTTCCGAGTATGGTTGAGTTTACTCGGTTATTCGACAAATACAAAGACAAGAGATTCCCTGATACTCCGTGTGTTGGCATTCCGTTTTACATCGGAGATTCAATTAGTTTTGTTCAGCTTCGTGTTATTGACCCGAACGACAAGATGAGATACATGACCATCGAAGTTGATGGTGGTCCGAAATTGTTTGGCTACAACAATATCAACAAATCAAAAATGGTTTCTGTTCTCGAAGGACCATTCGATTCGTGCTTCGTGAATAACGCTGTTGCCAATGCAGGCGCAGGCGATAACACGAATGTTGGTATCCTAGAAGATGAAGGCTGTCAGCTTCGATTCATTTTCGACAAAGACTACGAATACAACAAACAGGTTCGAAAGCTTCTCGAGCAGAAAATCGAACAAGGCTATCATGTTGTGATATACGACAAGGAATTCGAGTTCAAGGATATGAACGATGCAATCGAAGCTGGTTGGAGTATAGAATATCTGAACGAATATCTCGATAAGAGAACATTCAAAGGCATGAAAGCAAGACTTGAATTGGCGAGGGTGATGAAATGCTAGTGACTATTGTTTCCGATGCTTCGTTTTGTGTTGATACTGGTGCAGCAGGATACGGAATATGGATTGCATGTGATAGAGGAAAGCTCAAGCACGGTGGTCAATTCAAAGACAGGATGAAAAGCTCGAACGAAGCCGAGGTCTGTGCCATTGTAAACAGCATTCATCATGCTATTAAGACCAAGCATTTATTCGCAGGCGATTCGCTAGTCATTAATACTGATTGTCAGGCTGCAATTCAATTACTGAACAGAAGTCGAGACTTTGCAACAAAACGAGAACAGCTCGCCCTTCAAACCTATACGCTATTAGTGAAGAACTATCGGCTGAAGGTATATCTGAAGCATGTGAAGGGTCATACGGGAAGAAAAGATAATCGAAGTTTAAGTAACAAGTATTGTGATGAGACTGCAAAGATTCATATGAAAGAAGCCAGAAAGGCATTACGAAAATGATTATATACGACTTTAGTAATATTGTAGTTGGTGCTGCCATGGAGTATTACAACACCACTGGCATGCAGGCTGACCTACCATTACTTCGACACCTTGCACTGAATGCAATCATCTCAGACAAGGTTAAGAAACAACAATATCTAGGTTCGCTTGGTGTTGTCTTGGCATTCGATGGCAGCGGATACTGGCGAAAACAGATATTCCCGCACTACAAAGCATCTCGAGCCAAGGCAAAAGAAGAATCGAAATTCGACTTCAATGCTTTCTATAAAGACTTCAATCAGATGAAGGCAGAGTTCAAAGAGTTCCTGCCCTATCGTTGTATCGAGGTCGAACACGCCGAAGCCGATGACGTTATTGCCGCACTTGTTGAAAAGTATTCTGCTCATGAGACTGTTTGTATTGTTGGCGCTGATAAGGACTTCCTTCAGATTCAGGAATGGAGTACAACACACAAGGTTGTTCAGTGGAGCCCGTGGCACAAGAAATTCCTCACACCCGAAAACACGGATAAATCGTTAATCGAGCATATCTGTGGTGGCGACAAAGGCGATGGCATTCCTAATATCTGGTCAGACGAGAAATCATTTGTTGATGGCATTCGTCAACGACCATTCACCAAGAAACTCAAAGAACAAGTTAAGGCTGCTGGGTTTGCTGGTATTTCGAGTGTTCTAAGAGATGCAAACGAATTAGAAAGATTCAAACTCAATCGAGAACTTATTGACCTAAAGATGATTCCGTCTTATATTAAGGATGCAATATACGAAGAGTTTGATAAGGCAGAACCAGTTCAGGGTATGTTCTTCAAATATTGTACAGACAACAAATTGATGAAAATTCTAGAAAGGGCACAAGTATGACAACATGGAGTCAGGTTAAATGCCCTAAATGCGGCGGTTATAACATGGTTATTAAGGAAAACAAATACGAGCCTTTCGAGTGTTCTTCTTGTAACCAATCAGTTCAGCTTGAAGCTCCGAAGACAGCAGCGTTTGGCATTGTGTCTGGTCGAATCAATGCCAACGGCAAGATTTCCTCAGAGTTTCGAGACGGTGTTATAAATCCTATTATGAGTGTGAGAGGTGCAGCAAATGCAAACAGAAAATTTGGTTAAGCTTTACCCAGAATACGAACGCTACACGGCGTCGATTCCGATTGGTCCAAATGACACAGTAGATATTGAAATTCCTGTCATTACGAAGTATGTTTGGATGGATGCCGGTCGCAGACTGATTTGTTCTGACATGGCCCCAACATACACAATGACATTCCGTGAACCTTCTGGTCAGGTTATCGAAAAATGGATTCATCCGTCTAGTCCATCTCATGTTTATATCATCGGCACCGTGTCGCACGAGGTTGAAACATTCGATTTGTATGATTGCTGCTGGCGAGTAATGTATCATGACATTAGTTAATAGTCCATTGACCAAACTCGCATTCATTGAGATTGATGGCGAGAAATACGAGCTCGAAGTTCCTATCTGGGCAGAGTGCATCTATATTGAACTCAATGTGCTTCTTGCATCTTCAAAATATGGCATGTTTGTTCCTGTTGGTCATCTCATTGGCGATGCTCCGCTTTATCCAGCAATTAACGATTACGACGGCATGGTGATTCAGCTATGAACAATCCGGCAGATATTAGCTTCGAATACAACGAATCCTATACTCGCAAATCGAACTTCGTTTTCGTCAAAACAGTAGAAGGCAGAGCAATGGTTCTCCATATCGATGTGCCGAATGCTGCAAAATGGTTGTTTGCAAACTCGCATAATGTAGTGTATTGGTCGCTAGAAGAACCAGAGTGGGACCCAGAAGCTCAGACGTTGTTTTCTCCGAAATGTTATCCAATTGGCAAGATTAAAACAGAGTACGAACTCGACAAAAGGAAACTCAAATGGGAATGCAAGTAAATCCGCCCGAAGTAATCTATCACAAATCGTATCTGCGAAAGATGGTTCATATCTGGTTAGACGGTAGACAGATTCATATCAGTGTGCCTAATAATACGAGATGGGTATGGATTGACGAGTATCTTTCGGTTTGTGTTTCCTCTGATAAGCCGGTTTATAAAGAGGTATTCGACCATCATAGAGGTGACTCGCTTGGTTCAAGGTGGGAATGCAAATACTACGACCGCATTGGTAAACTAAGTAGTGAACCTACACTAAAACTCGAAGACCGATTATGGCAGGTTTAGACCAGCAATACATCATATCCCGAATGGCAGAAATACAAGCCGAGAATGAACATCGCAAAGGCAAGTATGGAACCATTTCGGGATATATTTCTGCGACACGATTGTTGTCAGAAATGCGAGACGACACGGGACTTCAGGAATGGCGAAAGTCTGTTGGCGAGAAGAAGGCAGATGCCATTACCGAAGCTGCAACTACTCGTGGCAGAAGAATGCACGAGCTTATTGAGTCGTATTTCAATAATGAAAGTATTGACCTAGACTTGACAAAGCCTGGCGACTCGCATTACAATAAGATTAAACCTTTACTTTCTAAGGTAAATCCGTGGTTCGTTGAAACTTGTTTGTTTTCAGACAAACTCAGCATTACTGGCAAGACCGATACTATTGG